CACGCGTAAGATCGTCGGCAGCGTCAGATGTGTATAAGAGACAGGGTCGGGGTAGACGAGCAGAAAGAACTGGACCGCATCCAAAGAGAAGGCGGCGAAACCGACATTTACTACGACGAAGAAACTGACCGGTATATTCGTCGCAAGGTGAACCTACCGGGTGGCGTTGGCGACTTGTCGGCGGTGCAGCCCGCAGGGCCTCCGCCGCGCCGCATGGCAGCCAGCGTTCCTCGAAGGGACGTTACCCCCGCGTCAATGATGAGTCAGGTTAACCCCGTTGGACCACCACCCGCGCCAGCAGCGCCCGCGGGGCAAGCCTCTCAGCAAACGCTCGCGGGACTCAGCCAGATGGGGTTGCCGTTATTTGCCAACCATGGCGGTCACATAGAAGGCGGGGGGATCATGTCGGTCCCGTGCAAGCCGAGGCAGATGGTCGGATGAAATTATCGGAGCACTTTTCCCTGAGCGAGCTTACGAAGTCCTCGACGGCAACGCGCAAGGGAATCGACAACACCCCCAGCGAGGCCGAGATAGAGAGCCTCATCATGCTTTGCAACGAGATCCTTGAGCCGGTGCGCGTTCACTACGGTGTCCCGTTCGTGCCCAACAGCGGCTTCCGGTGCCTGGAGTTAAATCGCGAGATAAATTCTCGCGACAATTCGCAGCACGTCACGGGCAACGCCGTGGACTTCGAGGTGCCGGGCATAGACAACAAGGACGTTGCAATCTGGGTCATGGAGAACTGCACCTTTGACCAGCTAATCCTTGAGTTCTACAAGGAGGGCGAGCCCACAAGCGGTTGGGTGCATTGCAGCATTCCTGCCGAGGGAGCGCCCTGCCGCAGCACAGCCCGCATGTTCGACGGCAAAAGCTGGAGAGACATCAGGCACTGAGCTGTTCGTCGTTGCCAAACAGGACAGCTTTTTGTTTGACGGACACCCACATTGGCCTTCGCGGGTATCCCTTTCTCATGTAGTGTCGCTGTCGGGCCAAGTCTGCGTACATCTGGTGAATGAACTTCCTGGCGAACCCGCCGCTTTCCTCTGAAGCGACCTCTTCCAGGCGTTTGAAAAACCCGACGCTGTCGTCCATCATGTACAGCAACGGACCCACCCTCAAAAAAAACCCGTGCTCTGCCGCGCACAAGTTCAGCGCACGCAGCTTTGACTTTCGGCTTTTTGGTGACCTTGCTGGCCGGTAGCCGCTGACAGTGGGTATGCGGCCAACAGAGAACATATTTTGCGCCCCGCCCATGCCGGAAGCTGAGAATTTACCCATCAATCACCTGCCTCCACGAAACTACGCTCTCGTCAACGACGGCGTGTTTGTAAGAATACAGTCTCCCGAGCCTTTCCCAGTAGTCCTTTCTGGATAATGGATTGTCGTTGTACATATACAAGTAGGGGGCACCGTAAGTACTGTCATCCTCAAACCAGACCCCTTTAAAACCAGCCGGGTTTTTCTTGAACAGTATCCGTGCCCTGGGGATTTTTTCGTAATCCCTGTTGTATGCCTCCAGTAGAAACTTAACGTCGTCGTCCGGATCAAAGCAGTACGGCATCAGCAGTCGATAAGACTGTAACATGGAGTAATGTTTCGTCATTTCAGCCACTCCCTCGCGGCCTCGCCCAATACAAGGTCCGCAATCTTAATCTTGTTTCGCAGGGCGTCCACAATCTTCTCGTCAATTGTCTTGGGCGCGATCAGGTCTATGTAGGTCACCTTGCTGGTCTGCCCTATGCGGTGGGCCCGGTCCTCCGACTGAAGCCGAAGCTCCAGATCGTAGCTGTTGCTGTAGTATACCACCGTGGTCGCAGCCGTCAGGGTCAGACCGTATCCGCCCGTTTTGGGGTGCCCCACGATGAAACGTAACTCCGATTGCCGATCCTGGAAGGATTCCACGATCTGTTGCCGATCCGAGTCAGGGGTTTCACCGTGGAGCGTTGCGACCGCCTGTACGCCGCAGCGGTCGCGCAAGGCCTCGGCAATAGAGCGAATATCCCGCGTCCAGGTCGCCCAAATTATCGCCTTGCCCTGTATCTCGTCGCAAATATCCAGTAGTGCCGACAGCCTGTTCGACTTCAGGTCGTGCACGGTCCCGTCGTCGTCCGTCAGGCTGCCCAGGCAGATTTGTTGAAGACGCATGATCTGAGTCAGTGCATTCTGCGTCGTCGCCAGTTCTCCGCTGTCCAGCCGCGCCAGTGCGAGGCTGACCATCTGCGCGTAGGCGGCTGACTGCTCGACAGTAAGCTCCACCTCCCGACGCATGTAAACCTTGTCGGGGAGGTCCAGACAGTCTTCCTTCCGAACGCGGAAAGAGCTACGGTCCAGCTTCTCGGTAAGTTCGTCCAGGTGCTGGTAGCCCAAAATTTGATTGAATGAGTGCGACCCCATGCTGCGCCGTTGGACCTGGGCGTAGCGGCCCTGGAAGGCGTAGTAACTTTTAAAGCCGAGGATGTCGGGGTCCAGGAAGTCCATTTGACTGTAGAGGTCCATGGGGCTCTTCGTGACCGGCGACCCCGTCAGAATGCGGCGCATCACCGCGCTACGGCCCACGCGGCAAACGGCCTTCGTTCTTTTGGCCCGGCGGTTCTTGATGGTGGTCGATTCGTCCACGGTCATAAAGACCCTGAACTTGTTGACGAATATCTCCGCGACGGAGACACCCTTCTTGGAGGAGAACGCCTCAATGTTCATCAGCAGGAACTTCAGCTTTCCCGTTTCCGTGTACAGGTCATTGAGTTCCTTCCGTTTCTCCTTGGTCAAGGCAGGCTTCCACAGGACGACCTCGCGCTCAACGCGCTCGGGGAGGTGAGCCGCGATCTCGGCTATCCAGTTTGCGATGACGCCCTTCGGTGCCACAATCAGACAGAAGTCAATGAGCCTGTCCTCGAAGCAAGACGCCATGGTGTCCAGATCGACTTTCGTCTTTCCGGTCCCCATGTCCATCAACAGCGCGTAAGAGCTAACCCCCGCGCTGGCCTCGAACGCCTCGCGCTGGTGGTCATACGGCTCGGTCTTAAAAATAAAATCAGTCATAAAGATTTCTCTTGCATCGCCCAACATATACCCATATAAGGGTTCTCGACGGTCAAGTCAACCGCCGATGAATGAAACCCGAACAGGAGAAAAGTATGAACGATCTGCTTTCCGAAATGGCCTCCGACTCTGGAGACACTCCCGACAGTATAGACACCTTAGACGACGGCATGCTGGCCGCCGTCTCCCGGCTGGCGAACGAAGCCGCCGGACTGGAAGCCCAGATATCCGACGCCGAAAAACTTCTGAAAGAGAAAAAGAAGCTGCTCCACAGCATCACGGACGAGCGGTTGCCCGAGGCCCTGGAACAGATGGGCCTCCAGAAGTTCACCCTGACAGACGGCGCGGAGATTTCGGTGAAGCCAATCTACGCCGCGTCCATCCCCGTGAGCCGCCGGGAAGAGGCCTTCGAGTGGCTGCGTGACCATGAATTTGGCGATCTCGTCAAGAACAACGTCACGGTCACCTTTGGCCGCGGCGAAGACGAGACTGCAAAAGATTTCGTGGGCCTTTGCGGCTCACAGGGATTCGTTCCCAGCCAAGTTGAAAAGGTCGAACCGATGACCCTGAAAGGTTGGCTGCGTGAACGGGTAGAGGCGGGCGACCCCATCCCGCTTGATCTCTTTGGGGCCTTCATATCTCAACGAGCAACCATCACACGGAGTAAGTGAAAATGGCTAGAGCAGTAGCGAAAAAGAAGAATTCCGAAGTCGCCGCCATGGACGAAGACATGTTCTCGGCGGACGCCGGTATCGGCGTAAACGACCTCGGGTCCGAGGACCTCGCGATACCTTTCATCAAGGTCTTGCAGAAAATGTCCGACGAACTGGATGACCTGGACGGCGCGAAAGCCGGGGACATCTACAACACGGTCACCAAGGAGGTGGCGAAGGGGAAGGACGGCGTAGTCGTAATTAATTGCGCCTACATTCTCCAGCACATCGAATGGGAGCCCCGCGGCACCGGCACGGGCGCTCCCCACCGCATCTACGGTCCGGGCGACGAGCTACCCCAGACCGAGCGCGGCGACGACAACAAGGACTACGTCATCGACGGGAACGGTCGATACCTGGAACGCACGGCCCAGCATTACGTGCTGGTAGTGGACAAGGACGGGATCACCCAGCAGGCGCTGCTGCCCATGAAATCGACGCAGTTCAAGAAGTCGAAACAGTGGAACTCGGCCATGCGGGCAATCAAGATGAAGGACCGGAACGGCAACCTGTTTACGCCGCCCCGGTTCAGTCACCTGTGGAAACTGGAGACAGTGTCGGAGGAGAACAAGAACGGCTCCTGGCACGGCTGGCAGATATCCAAGGACAGCGTGGTCCTTGACACTTCGGTCTACGCCGAAGCGAAGCTGTTCGCGAAGTCCATACAGGCGGGTCTGGTGAAGGTCCAGCACGTCCGCGAGGATGCCGGGTCAACGTCATCCGACGACGACGTACCGTTCTAGCATAAGGGGTGAGGCCCCGGCAGTCATCGCCGGGGCCTCACCACTTTTTTAGACATGGAAAAATCTCAAATAGATAGGTTCGCGCACCTCTTCAGGGGCCTCGAACGCGCTTACGGCGTCGTGGACATCACCGGGAAGGATGCGAGGGGAAAACAAAAAGGCGTTTATCGCTTCGTACACGAGCCCCGCACAAGCGCAACATTTTCCGACCACCTGGAAGGCGCTCAGAGCATAGGGGTCGTTCCGATTAACGAGAACAACCTCTGTGGCTGGGGTGCCCTGGACATTGACCAGTACCCATTCGACCATCTTGCGATAGTACAGAAGGTCGAGAAGCTGGAGCTACCGATGGTAGTCTGCCGCAGTAAGTCTGGCGGGGCCCACGTCTTCCTGTTCATGTTAGAACTGGTCGAGGCCGAGACCCTCCAGATAAAGCTGAAGGAGGTGGCAGCGGAGCTTGGCTTCGGCGGCTGCGAGATATTTCCGAAGCAGATAAAACTTGTTCTGGAGCGAGGCGACAACGGCAATTTCCTGAACCTTCCTTATTTCAACCACGAGGACGGCCTTCGGTACGCGCTAAAGAGCGACGGCAGCGCGGCTACACTGGACGAGTTCCTGGACTACGCAGAGGCGTCGGCAATTGACCATCACGATCTAGGTAACCTCCTTACCCAGGCCGCTCCCGCCGTAGACGCGAAACTAAAGGACGGGCCGCCCTGCTTGCAGGCTCTTATGCGGCAGGGCTTTCCGGCGGGGACCCGCAACAACGGCCTCTTCAACCTCGGCGTGTATCTCCGCAAGGCGTACCCCGACGATTGGGGAACAAAAATCCTGGACTACAACCAGACGATCCTGAACCCGCCACTTGACCTGAAAGAGGTCAACATCGTGGCCGACCAGATCAAGAAAAAAGACTACCAGTACAAATGCGCCGACCAGCCCATCTGCAACTTTTGCAACAAAGACCTGTGCCGGAGCCGCAAGCACGGCGTCGGGGGCGGGGCCAATACGCCCACGGTAGCAAACCTGAGAAAATACGGCAGCGAACCTCCGCTTTGGTTCCTGGACGTTAACGGAAGCCCCGTTGAACTGGACACAGAAGGACTCCAGAAGCAGCCCCGGTTCCAGATCCTGTGCATGGAGCAAATTAATTTCATGCCCCGGACGATCACGCGGGCCGCCTGGGAAGCCTTGATGAACGGCCTCTTGAGCCAGATGGTGGGTACAGAAGGTGCCGTCATCTCCACGTCCGACGACATCAGTCTGCGCGGCCAGTTCTACGATCTCCTGGAAGAATTCTCGACGCACATGCAATCCGCCCTCGACAAAGAAGAAATATTGTTGCGCCGCCCCTGGACGAACGAGGAGGAGGGCCGCACGTACTTCCGCCTGAAGGACTTCGAAGCGTTCCTGAAGCGCAATAAGTTTTTCGAATACAAATCCAACAAGATTGCCCAGCGGCTTCGGGACATGAACGGGGCCGCCGAGCAGTTCCGAATAAAAGGCCGGACCGTCCGCTGCTGGTCAATCCCCGCATTCGCCAAGGTGGCGGAAGAATTCGAGTCCCGGTTCGGGGACGAAGAAGACGTACCGTTTTGAGGAGAGTTTAATGTTCAGGTATTTTGGTCCGCCCGGAACCGGCAAAACGACCACCCTGCTGAATCAAGTGGACGGGCTGCTGGCTGAAGGCGTCTCTCCAAATGAGATAGGCTACTTCGCCTTCACCCGAAAGGCTGCCCACGAGGCGCGGGACAGGGCCACTGACCGGTTCGGCCTGTCCGAAACGGACTTCCTGTACTTCCGCACGTTACACAGTCTCGCCTTTTTTGCGCTTGGCATGACCGGCGCAGAGATACTCGGTGACAAGGGCCTCAGAAACTTTGCGGGAGAGGTCGGAGTGGACCTGATCTCCACGGGGTTCGAGCATATTGCCGACGACGGCTTCTCGCTGATGAAGTCCAGCAACCCCATCATGCGGGCGTTCGACCTCGCCCGGAACTCCCTCATGGGAACGCAGTACGCCTACAATGAGTCGGAACTGGACATTCCCTTTTACGAATTTGAGCATCTGTACAAGGAGTACGAACGGTTCAAGGCCCTCCATGGCCTGAAGGATTTCACGGACATGATGGTGCAACTCTCCAACAGTCCGGGGAGCATTCCAAGGTTGAAGGTCGCCTTCCTCGACGAGGCGCAGGACCTGACGCCGCTGCAATGGAAAGTGGCTCACCATATCAGCGAAAAAAGCGACCGGATGTACGTGGCTGGCGACGATGACCAGGGAATCTACCGGTGGGCCGGAGCCGACATCAATCATTTCATAGCCCTGCTCGGCGGCTCTGATGTCCTATCGCAGTCGTACCGGATACCGCGGTCAATACACAGGGTAGCCGACTCCGTGGTTCAGCGCATCGTACACAGACAGAAGAAGGTCTGGTCGCCGCGGCCCGAAGAGGGAGCGGTCGAGCGGACTTACGATGCAAACACCATCGACTTTGGCAACGACAACTGGCTCGTCATGGCCCAGGCAAACTACATGCTCGACGAACTTGCAGCGAGGATGACCTCCAACGGACAGTACTTCGAGCGGAAGGGCTCACCGTCTCTCAAGAAGACCATCCGCAACGCGATAAGTTCCTGGAACCACCTGCACGAAGAGCCCGGACACGAGGTCTCGCTGAAGGAGGCCGTCAACCTGTACGATTTCATATCAAGCGGACCCTCCCGCCTGAAGCGCGGCGCAAAGAAGATGCTCGCCGGGGCCGACGAGCAGGACCTCTTCAGCCTCGCTGTTCTGAAGCAGCACTTCGGACTGGAAACCGACCACGACGAAACCTGGGACATGGCCCTCGACAGGATCGGTGACGAGGACCGGGCCTACGCCTCGTCGCTGCTGAACCGGGGCGTGAACATCTTCCAGAAGCCAAAGATAAAGCTCTCCACGATCCACGGCGCGAAGGGCGGCGAGGCGGACAACGTCTTGCTGTTCCTGGACCTGTCTGGCAAGGCGATCAAAGACCTGGAGAGCAATCCCGACGACGCCCATCGTGTGCTATACGTGGGCCTGACCAGGGCGAAGACGAACCTTGTATTAAAAATGCCCGAGGATTCACAGAGAGGGTGGGCGTTATGACGGCGCAGAGCATACTGACGAAAGCGGCGGAACTTGTCGGCGGCGACCGGGCCGAGGCCCACGGCGATATGTGGGAGACCCACGACAATATTGCCCGGCTCTGGAACGGATACCTCCACAACATCGAAACCCTGACCGCGCACGATGTCGCAAACATGATGGAACTTTTGAAGATTGCCCGGCGCAAGAACGGCAAACGCAACGAGGACGACTACGTTGACGGCGCTGGCTATGCAGGGGTGGCGTGGCAGTGCGCGGTTCACGAGGATCTCCGGCGTGGCAGCAGAGCCAAACTCGCGAGGGAGTTAGAACCGGGCCTGAACGTATTGTTCGGAGAACTGAAGCCGGAGGAAGAACATGAAAAAGAATCTTAAACGGCCCGTCTGGGGCGTCAAAACCGAGTGGGTTCCCGTCGAGGAACTCCCGGCCACGCCCGGCGGCATAAAAGAAATCGCGATTGACCTGGAAACGAAAGATCCGCGCCTGAAAAGCCACGGTCCGGGCTGGGCCACGGGCCATGGCGACGTGGTCGGTATCGCCGTAGCCTACGACGGCTTCAACGCCTACCTGCCCATTGGCCACGAGGGCGGCGGCAACCTCGACCGTGCAATCGTCTTGCGCTGGTTCGTCAAGGAAATCGCGAAACATCCCTCCGACAAGATTTTCTACAACGCAGCCTACGACGTGGGCTGGATCAAGCGGCTGGGCATAGACCTGAAGGGCCGCCTCATTGACGCCATGCTCGCCGCGCCGCTGCTCAACGAAAACCGGTTCAGCTTCTCTTTAAATGCCGTCAGCTACGAATACACGGGCCGCTCGAAATCCGAAGCTGCACTGCGCGAGGCGGCGCAGGACTTCGGCGTGGACCCGAAGGCGGAACTCTACAAGCTCCCTGCCTGCTTCGTTGGCGAGTACGCCGAGGCCGACGCCAGACTGACGCTGGAGCTTTGGCAGATATTCAAAATGGAACTAACGAAACAGGACCTCTGGCAAGTCTTCGATCTGGAAAGTCGCGTCCTGCCAATTTGCATAGACATGACGTGGCGAGGGGTCCGCGTCGATCTGGACGCCGCCGAGCGCCTGAAGCAGGAAACGCTCAAGAAGGTCAACGACATCTTGTCGGACATCAAGAAACAGACCGGCCTCGGCGTCGAGCTCTGGGCCGCCGCGTCCATAGCCAAGGTCTTCGACCACCTGGACATCCCCTACGGTCGTACCAAGACGGGCCTGCCCAGCTTCACGAAGAACTTCCTGGCCCAGCACGAGCATCCGATAGCCCAGCAAATTGCAGAGGCGCGGGACTTTTCGAAACTGGGAAATACGTTCATTTCGAGCATCTTCCGATACGCCGAGGGCGACCGCATCCACGGTCACATTAACCAATTGCGGTCAGAGGGCGGCGGCACGGTCACCGGGCGCATATCCTGCTCGAACCCGAACCTCCAGCAGATTCCGGCCAGGAACCCGGAGATGTCCGCAAAAATACGCGGGCTGTTCCTGCCGGAGGAGGGAGAGCGGTGGGCGTCCATGGATTTCGATCAGCAGGAGCCGCGCATCCTCGTTCACTTTGCCTCGCTCACGCACCAGGGACTGACGGGGGCCGACGACTTCGTCAGGGCCTACCGGACGGACCCCAAGACGGACTTCCACCAGAAAGTGGCGGACCTTGCCAGCATCCCGCGTAAGATGGCCAAGACCATCAACCTTGGCATTATGTACGGAATGGGCCAGACCAAACTTGCCGAGCAACTGGACGTACCCCCGGACGAGGCGAAGCGTCTCATGCGGATGTACCACGACGAAGTGCCCTTCGTGCGAGAGTTGATGGACGCCGTGCAGCGGAAAGTGGCGCACCGCGACAAGGGCGGTGCCGTCCGTTCCCTGCTGGGGCGCAAGTGCCGGTTCGATCTTTGGGAGCCGAACCTTTTCGTCTCGGCTCGGGCATTGCCGAAAGAGGAGGCGCACATCGAATACGGCGACAACATCAAGCGGGCCTACACATACAAGGCCTTAAACCGCCTGATCCAGTCCTCCGCGGCGGACCAGACCAAGGAGGCAATGGCCCGGATCCACGAGGAGACGGGCAAGACCCCGCTCGTCCAGGTCCACGACGAACTGGCTTTCAGCGTGGCCGACGAGGCAGAGGCCAGGAACCTTTGCCGGATAATGGAGGAGGCCGTGACACTGGAGGTTCCGTCCCCGAGCGATATTTCGCTGGGAGAAAACTGGGGGAAACTCACGGCTGTTGACTGAAACAGAGTTGTCCTGTATATTCCCAACCGAGGAGACGAAGAGATGAACCCGGAAAAATGGAAGAGCGTCGTCATTACGATTGAGTCCTACAACACCCTCAAGGCAATGTCGCGACGGGAAGACCGCACGATCAGCGGGCAGTTTACGCATCTGCTCAAGCAACTGGCAAAGGAGCCGAGCAAGGCTCCGAAAGCCCGAGCCGCGAGGAGAGCGTGATGGCTACCGGTGCAATCGCGACCGCCGTCTGGATAGCCGCCCTGATCGTGATTGCAGTCATACAAAAGGTTGCAGATGCAGCAGTATGAATTTATTGGAGACTCTGAAAGATTTGTGGTAACCTCAAAGGGCGCAGGCACACCCACACCAGTGCCTGTGTACCTCCCTGGTAACTTGGGCGGCCCCCGGCAAGGGGCCGCCTTTTTTATTGACAAGGGGCCTGTGCCGCCCTTAGTATGGGATGTTTCCGAACAGGAGAGTTGACATGCCCACCATCATTGACCGGTTCCGAGCACTGCGCGTTGAACCCAATAAGCATGTGACGTGGTCTGTCGGTGACGCGGTCGCCCATAAGTACGTGGCAGAATTCGGTTACCAGCCGCCGAAGGTACTGCGGCCCAAGACCAACGCAAAAGGGTCGCACTGCTTCGCGCTCTACCCGTCGAAATGGATCCCGATCATCGACCGCATCATCCTGGCCCATGGCGTGGAAGCGCAGCGGCAGGGAGAGCTTTTCTGACCATCAGAACGTAATGCTGGAGACCCTCTTTTTTAATTGACAAGGAGGTCGCACAGCCCTTAGTATGGGATTTTTCCTAACCTGGAGAGTTGCCATGAAAGAACAGCACACAGACACCTACAACGGCTTTACGTTTTCGCTCGACACGGAGGTGTCCCCGTACGGCAGAGGTCTGGTCGTCGAAATACCCGGCTTCGGACCCTGGTGGCTGGACCCGGCGTGGCTGTCAGACAAGGTCGAACTCGACGGACTGCCCGCCGACGAAGACTTCTGCGACGAGGCCTTCGCCGCGAGACTCAACGCCGCGATTGACGACTACACCACCGCGACGCAGGCGGGGGGTTGACGTGACCGCCGACGAAAGGGTCGCCGCCCTGCTGCGGTATCTCGACGAAGGGATACCGGCACGGCACCACAGGATTCACCAAGCCGCACTGTGCGAGCAGGCACGGGACGCGGCCCACGATCCAGGCTTCAAACGAATCTGGGACAACAAAGCCAGAATCCTGCGGCGCAGCGACAAAAGAAACTGAAACCAAACATTGAGGCGAAATAATGTCAAAATTCGGATGGAGATACCCAGCGGGTGCAGGCAATGACCCGTTCGCGCCTTACAATAATACAGTCGGTGAAGACCCGACTGACGCTACAATCCTCAAACAAGCGTTCCCCGATGCCAAGGGGCCTTACGAGTTGTACCGGCAGGCCTACAAATACACCGGATGCGGACCATCTGTCGGATTTGAAATCGAGACCCAGCAGGAGTACGAGGACGGGTTTGGCCCCGCTGTCCAAGCGGCGCGCAAATGGCTTTATTGCGACGACCTGATCGGGCTTGGCACATGGGACGAGTGCGATAGTCAGGGCATCATCTTTACCGGCATTTCGGTTGGATCAATTGTCGAAGGCGTCGATGTTGACTGCCAAACCCTGACCGACGATCTGCAAGGCGAACCCGACACAATCGCCGAACGGTTCAATAAAATGGTCGCCGACGTTGATAGCGAGGCCGATTACATTTGGCGCGAAACCCACGGGTGCGATGATTGCGGCAGCGAAGGTGAATGGGGACATCCAGCCATTAACCCCGACTGCCAATCGTGCGAAGGTGAGGGTGATATTAGATGAAAAAAAGAAAGTGGCCCGCGGCACTGCTGCTCCGCTGCGCGGCGGCGGGGAGCCTGCTAGCGCCCCTGCCAGCCGAAGCCGACGAGAGGCGATGTCTGGCCGAGGCGATGTACTACGAAGCCCGCGACCAGGGCTGGGGCGGCATGCTAGCCGTCGGCGTCGTCGTGCAAAATCGAGTCCGGGACGCGAGGTATCCAGATACCGTATGCGGCGTCGTACAACAAGGCCGGTACTGGAGAGGTAACCCCGTCAGACACAAATGCCAGTTCTCGTACTTTTGCGACGGTAAACCAGAACGGCCACAGGAGCAGGAGCCGTGGGCCGAGGCGCAGGGTCTGGCAAAAACCCTCCTGACGACAAGGGTCGAAATGCTCGGACTCGAAGACGCGACCCACTACCACGCTACAAGCGTCACGCCGCACTGGTCACGGACCCTGACGTTCCGGCAGATTATCGGGCGGCATATATTTTATACAGAGGACCGCTAAGGAGAAAACCGATGGCACAGAAGACCGTGCAAAACTATGCTAAAAAAACGAAAGTCAGGAGGCGTCGGAGGCCACGGCCCCTGAACCACCAGAAGACCCTCGGGCCGACCGAGGGACGCCGCTCAAACAAAAAGAGGCGGGGCCAAGGATGACGGAGGAGCTGCGGGAGCTAATGGAACTGTGGCGGAAACTAGCCAAAGAGTTCCCGGCGCTGCGCTGGGAGACAGTCAAGCACATGTCTTTTACAATGGATACCCTGGAGCAGGTGGAGCAGGCTGTCACACAGAAGGAGCGGCAAGGATGACGGAAGTGCGGCACAGGCCATGCAAAAATTGCGGCGGGTTCGATGAGTACCTGTACTCCATAAATGGCAGGCCCCTATTTTACTGTGCAGACTGCGACACAAAGAGCGGCAGTGGCGCGGAACTAATAGGAGCCGACGAGCGCATGGAGGAAGAGACGGGCAGGTGACTTCCAGTTTTCAGTGTGGGCGTGTCGCGTCCCACTATAGTGCCAAAATTGCAAATTAAGAAAAAAAAAAAACGTCAGTTTTTGACCGGGATTGGTGGGACAGGTGGGACAGTAGTGTATGCTCATGTTCTATATAGGGTTTTCGACTTTTTGCTGTCCCGTCAACCGTCCCACCAACTTTTGAAAAAAGAGTGGTGGGACAGCGATTTTGGGGTGTTTTGTAGTGCTTTTTGGCAAAAATCCCTGTATACTACGGGCAACGGAGATTTTTTGGTCCTTTTAGCAGGCGAACTTAAAGCTAGGCGGTGGGACAGTGCCGGGACAGCGTTGAAACTAAAGGAAAAAGACCGTTTTTAGGCCCCTTTTTAGGCCCCTTTTAGACCCTTTTAGACCGCACTGTCCCGTCAGTTGGTGGGACCGCAGTAAGCCGTTGAAACCAAAGGAGAAAACGATGCCGAACAGGAATAAACCGGGCCCAGGACACGAGCGGCTGCCGGTTCCGAAGGGAGCGCCAAAAGCGACAAAAGCGAAGCGAGGCCCCGACCGGCAATTGACGCGGCGGCAGGAAAAGTTCGTGAAAGAGCTAGTCTCTAACGACGGCTTGATAACGCTCCGTGAGGCGGCAATCAGGGCGGGTTATCCTGCCGGAAGTGCCTCGACTCGCGCTTTTGAACTCACGTCTCCGAGAATTTGCCCCCATGTCGTCACCGAGATTGCGCGGTACCGCTCCGAGTTGGACGAGATGTACGGCGTGAATTACAAACGCCACGTTCGAGATTTAAAGCTGATCCGCGACGAGGCCTTAAAAAACGGTGCCTACTCGGCTTCTGTACAGGCCGAGTATCGCCGGGGTCAGGCGCAGGGCGATATCTATGTCTCTAAATCGGAGGTCCGTACCGGGACCATAGACAGCATGTCCAGGGAGGATGTTGAACGTGAACTCGAAAGAATCCGAGCAGGATTTGAACCAGCTATTGAACTCGATTCAGTCGCCGTCGAAATCGACGAATCAGATTCCGAGGGAGGTGATGAATCGGGAGGCGGGCCTGTGGAGGATAATTAGCGATGGGTTGCAGTCTACCGGCAGGCCCATCCAAACGACACGACTTGAAAGCTGGGCAATTCCAGGCGTCCCAGATGTATTGCTCATGGAAGAGTGCGGCGGATTTAGCTTTCTTGAGCTTAAAGTCGTCAAGCGACGAACTGGTAAGCTGCTTCTCTCCCCCCATCAATGTGCTTGGCTTTCTCGGCATGCCAGCGGGAACTGTTTTATTGTTGTGCGCGACCGTAGCCTGGATATTGGTGTTTACGCTGGTGCCGACGCTGTTGATCTTCGCATGGATGGTTTTGCAGCCGTATCGCCTTTGGCTGTTTTTGAAGAGCCGTATGACTGGGCGGGATTTTTTGAGTTGACCGCGCCTGTGTAGGGTGATATAGGAAAAGTCCTTGCCTTTAACGGGAGAGAGACTATGACCATCTTCACTACAGACCCCATCGCAGTCGTTTGCACGATGACCGTGTTTGCCGTACCGAGCGAGGATTTCTTGCTCCAAAATTCTCGCGAGATTCACGACGCAATGCTTCGGGCCGCGACCGAGGCCGTGGAGACGCTGGGGGATGCGGCGTGGCCGGATGCCGAGGGGGGACAGTGATGGATTGGCTTGAAGACTGGATTTCTAGGCTGGTCGAGAGGCTGGCGAACTGGCTGGAGGACCGGCCATGATTTGCCCGACGTGCCATGGAAACGGATACGTTTGGGGCGAGGTTCTCCCCGTGCTAGGCAGGCCGTCGTGGCTGGAACAAGACCGCGTCGTTGAGCAATGCACCGCATGCTCGTCGAGCGGCGAGATAGGAGAGAGGGAGGACGATGACTAATTACAGACCCATGTTTGACTTTGGACCGAACGAGAGAAAGGGCAACGCCCAGGTGTTTGAGACCCGCGACGAGGCGATGAATAGCGCCCGAGACCGCTTCCGGCGTTGGACTATGCCGTCGGCGTACGGCGTAGACGAGACCGACGCCGACGTTAACTATCGTTGGACCGAGACAGAGGGCGATGTGAGCCTGCCGTGATGGCGCACGACGCCGCGAGAGCGGCATGACGCGACCTGAGCCCGCCAGTTGATTCTGGCGGGTTCTTTTTTGCTTGCTCATATGGGATTGATCCTATAAGGTGGGGCTCCCTACCTCATAACAGGAGCCTATCATGGAAGATTTAGCCGCCGCCATTGCCGCGCTAGACGACTATAAAACAACCCTGCTGTTCGAATCCGACGAGGCAACCGACCCGCTGGAACCGACGCACTTCGCCAAACACCACTACCTGACGGCGTTGGCACAGATTGAAACCGCCATCCAATCCCTAAAATTAGCGGATATGTGGCTGACTCGTGAATTAGGAGACATGAGAAAATGCTAAACACAGTCGAGAACAGCCGAGCCAAAAAGACCGCAGGCCTTGCCGTGACATACCGAGCGGCGGGCGGAGACATGTTTGGGACGTGCCCGGATTCGTGCGCCCTTAAACCAACCGCGACCGGAACCCGTGAGATCGACCGCGACTATGAGGCGGCGGTGCGCCGGGCCGTGCCTCGTCGTGGCCTTGCGTTCCTGTTTACGCATTTTGAGCCGGGGCAATGGGCCGAGGAAAATCAGGCAGGGCGGACTACCTTTAACTATAGCGCCGATTCGCTGGACGACGCGGCGCGGCACGTTAAGAGCGGCACCGCCTCCGTCGCCGTCGTCCCGGCGGACTATTGGAACGACCGCGCCAGCGCGAAAGTAACAGAGGCGGGCGGCGTCAAAATGGTCCGCTGTCCCGACGAGACGACGGGAGTAGGTTGCGCCCGGTGCGGTAGCGGCTTCCCGTTGTGCGCCCGACCGGACCGCAAGTTCGCGGTGCTGTTTACCGCGCACGGTGCCGGGAAGCGCAAGGCGGGCGATTCCGAGACGCCGGGCGGCTGTTACGCGGCGGCGGGCAATGTGGCGATTCACTGGCGGAACCTTTCCGAGCGCGACGCCCCGACCGAGACCGACGCCGAACACGTCGGGCGCTTTGCTTCTGGGCTAGCGCCTCGCACGATATTGCGGCACCATATAGCGGGCGATATTGGAACCGCTCCCGCCGCCGCAAAATAAGGGTTTGCAATGCTAGGATTAATCCTGCATTATCCGAGTCCGGCAACACCGCCGGGAACAAAACAAAAGAGGAATTACGATGTCCCACGAAATTATGAAGACCGAGGACGGCACCTATGCAATGGCTTACCGGGCGGGCGATGCCTTGCCCTGGCATGCCGCCGAGACCAACCCGCAGACTTTCCAGCCCGGGGCAACGCCGCTCGAAATTGCCGAGGCGGCCCGGCTCGGTTACGAAGTGCAATTGATGCCGAACTGCTTTGCCGACGGCACGGCCATCCCCGATAGCTTCCATATCAGCCGGAAAGATTCTTTTCAGACTGTATATGGCCGGTTCGTGGCGGGTGATTGGCAGCCGGTCCAGAACTCTAACTTGCTCGACCTTGCCGCGTACATCGCCGAGCGTTTCGGGTTCGAGATCATAACGGCGGGCGCACTGCACGGCGGTTCCAAGTGTTTTGTGCAATTGGAAACCGGGCAGTCCTTCACGTTGCCGGGTAATGACAAATTGGTGTCCCGCTTGCTGACGACGGTTAGCCACACCGGGAGCGAATCGAACAAGTTCGTGGGCTGTAACACTCGCGTTGTTTGCGACAACACCGTCCGCGCCGCCACCGGCGAAGGGGCGGGAATTGTTTGCCATGACCACCGGGTAGAGTTTGACCACGAGGCAATTGCGACGGCGGTAGGCTTGAATGCCAAAAGCTTCGGCGACTTCGCCGAGTTCGCGCAAGCTTGCGCCGTCCGGGCCTTGACCGATGCCGAGGCCTTGCAATTTTTTCGCGCTGTCGTGGGCGGAAAAGAGGGCACCGAGGAATCGGGCCGCGTCCGCTATTCGGTCGGCGTCCGTAAGGCCCTGGCGGCGCATCGCGGCCAGGAGTTCCAGGCGATAGGCTCGAAGGATGCGCCCGACGTGGCGGCTTATGTCTCGGACCGCCTCGACCAAATCGCACGCGGCGCGGCGCTCGATTTGCCCGCCGATGTTACGGCGGACCCGGTCGCCGCGATCAATCCCGGCCACGATCTGGAAAGCACGCGGGGCACGCTATGGGGCGCGGTTAATGCCGTCACGTGGCTTGCCGATCACCAGCCGATCAAGGATAGGGGCGTAGACTTCAACCTTGCCAGTAACTTGCTGGGCGAGGGCACCGGCGGCAAGCTGAAAGGCAAAGCCGTAGCTGCCGCCCGCGAATTGCTCGCCGCTTAGGGCGCCGCGTCCGAAACCCTTGGCCCGGCGGGTGATCCTGCCGGGCCTTTTCTTGCCTGCCCGGCACCGCCCGCCCTTCTCAGTCAGTTCCGCCCCCGGGCCCGGAGCCGTGCCCCGTGAAACCCCCCGCCCGGGCCGCGCCGGAATCGCCCTGGCTCGATCCCCTGGCTCGATCCCCTGGCTCGATCCCCTGCCGATCCCCTGGGCCGATCCCCTGGCCGATCCCCTGGGCCGATCCCCTGGGCCGATCCCCTGGCTCGATCCTGTCTCTTAT